GATGGAAGCCAAGCTCAATCCGCAGGAATGACGAACAAATGATTGAAGAAGGTGACGATGGGACTCTCGATTCGCGCCTACGCGCGCCACCGTGGCGTGTCGCACGTGGCCGTGAAGAAGGCCATCGACACCGGGCGGATCACCGCACTGCCTGACGGCACGATTGATCCGGATGCGGCGGACGCCCAGTGGGCACAAAACACATTGCAGCCGCGCCGCGCCGCTGCGCAGGAGAAGGTCAGCACCACGAGGGCGCGACCCGCGCTCGCGCCCGCCGAAGCAATACCGCAGCGCGATGCCGCCGACACCAGCACAGCGCCGATGTCGGCGGGCGGCACCTCGCTCTTGCAGGCGCGCACGGTCAACGAGGTGCTCAAGGCCAAGCTCAACAACCTGGAGCTGGCACACCGCAAAAAGGAACTGGTGGATCGGGCGCAGGCCGTGGCCCACGTTTTCAAGCTCGCCCGCATCGAACGCGACGCGTGGTTGAACTGGCCCGCGCGCATCTCGGGGCAGATGGCCTCCGCGCTCGGCATCGACGCGCACACGATGCACGTCACGCTGGAAGCCGCCGTGCGCGAGCACCTGATCGAACTGGGCGAACTGCGCCCGCGCGTGGATTGACGATGGACGATTACGAAGGCGCCGTTGAGATCGAACGCGCGTGGCGAGACGGCTTGACGCCTGATCCGCTACTCACCGTGTCGGAATGGTCGGATCGCCATCGGATGCTCTCCAGCAAGGCGTCCGCCGAACCCGGGCGCTGGCGCACCAGCCGCACGCCGTACCTGAAGGCCATCATGGATTGCCTGTCGCCGACCTCGCCGGTCGAGCGCGTGGTGTTCATGAAGGCGGCGCAGCTCGGCGCGACCGAAATGGGCAGCAACTGGATCGGCTACGTGATCCACCACGCGCCCGGGCCGATGATGGCGGTGTGGCCAACGGTGGAAATGGCCAAGCGCAACTCGAAGCAGCGGATCGATCCGCTGATCGAGGAGTCGGCGGCGCTGGCGGAATTGATCGCGCCCGCACGCAGCCGGGATTCGGGCAACACGATTCTGGCCAAGGAGTTCCGCGGCGGCGTGCTGGTGATGACCGGGGCCAACAGCGCGGTCGGCCTGCGTTCGATGCCGGTGCGCTACCTGTTCCTCGACGAGGTCGATGGCTATCCGCTGGATGTTGAGGGCGAAGGCGACGCGATCTCGTTGGCCGAGGCGCGCACGCGCACCTTCGCGCGGCGCAAGATCTTCATCGTCTCGACGCCGACGATCTCGGGGGCCTCGGCCATCGAGCGCGAGTACGAGGCCAGCGACCAGCGCCGCTACTTCGTGCCGTGCCCACACTGCAACCACCCGCAGTGGTTGCGCTTCGAGCAACTGCGCTGGGACAAGGGGCAACCGGAAACCGCCGCCTACATCTGCGAGTCTTGTGACACGGCGATTGCCGAGCACCACAAGACCTGGATGTTGGAGCACGGCGAATGGCGCGCGATGGCTGAGGGCAAGACGGCGGGCTTCCACCTGTCGTCGCTGTACAGCCCGGTGGGCTGGCGCTCGTGGCGCGACATCGCTGCCGCGTGGGAAGCCGCCGTCAACAAGGAATCGGGATCGGCCGCCGCGATCAAGACCTTCAAGAACACCGAACTGGGCGAGACCTGGGTCGAGGAAGGCGAAGCGCCCGACTGGCAACGGCTGGTCGAGCGACGCGAGGAGTACCGGATCGGCAGCGTGCCACAAGGCGGTCTGCTGCTGGTTGGCGGCGCCGACGTGCAGAAAGATCGCATCGAGGCCTCGGTCTGGGCCTTCGGGCGCGGCAAGGAATCGTGGCTGATCGAGCACCGCGTGCTGATGGGTGACACCGCCCGCGACGCGGTGTGGAAGCGCCTCGCTGAAATGCTGGCCGAGAACTGGACGCACGCCTCGGGCGTGGCGATGCCGCTGGCGCGCTTCGCTCTGGACACGGGCTTTGCCACGCAGGAGGCCTACGCCTTCGTGCGTGCCTGCCACGATGTGCGCGTGATGGCGGTCAAGGGTGTGCCGCGCGGCGCGGCCCTGATCGGCACACCCACGGCCATCGATGTCTCGCAGGGCGGCAAGAAGCTGCGCCGGGGCATCAAGGTGTTCACGGTGGCGGGCGGCATCGCCAAGCTGGAGTTCTACAACAACCTGCGCAAGTGCGCGGACGTCGGCGAGGACGGACTGACCCCGGTGTTTCCTGCCGGGTTCGTCCATCTGCCCAAGATCGACGCCGAGTTCATCCAGCAGCTCTGCGCCGAGCAGTTGATCACCCGCCGCGACCGCAACGGCTTCCCCGTGCGTGAGTGGCAAAAGATGCGCGAGCGCAACGAGGCCCTTGACTGCTACGTCTACGCCCGCGCGGCCGCGTCCAGCGCGGGACTGGATCGCTTCGAGGAACGCCACTGGCGCGAACTGGAGCGGCAACTGGGGGTAGCACCCCCACCGGATGAGCTACCGCCCATCCACGACATCGAATTGAACGAGGCCACCCAACGCGGTGGCCTCGCTGTTTCTGGCAACCGCAACACCGGCAGGCGCGTGATCAAGAGCCGCTGGCTGACGAGATGAGGACACCGTGAGCTACACCACCACCCAACTCGAAGCACTGAAGAAGGCGCTAGCCACGGGCGAACGCCGCGTGAGCTTCGGCGACAAGACGGTCGAGTACCGCAGCATCGAAGAGCTGCAGGCCGCCATCCGCACGGTCGAGGCCGAGATCGCGCGCAGCACCGGCGTGGCTGCAAAGCGCCAGATCCGCGTCACGACCGCGAAGGGCTTCTGATGGCCTGGTACTCCAAACTCCGTAGCCTCTTCGGTCAGCCTCCCGTCCACGAAGCGGCGGGGCGTGGCCGTCGCTCGCTGGCGTGGATGCCCGGCAACCCCGGCGCGGTCGCTGCGATGCTGGCGACCAGTGCCGAATTGCGCGGCAAGAGCCGTGATCTCGTGCGCCGCAATGCGTGGGCGCAGGCCGGTATCGAAGCCTTCGTGGCCAACGCGGTCGGCACCGGCATCAAGCCGCAGAGCCTGTCGCCCGACGAGGCGTTCAAGGCCGAGGTGCAGGCGCTTTGGCGCGACTGGACGGCGGAAGCCGACGCCGCCGGTCAGACCGACTTCTACGGTCTGCAGGCGCTGGCCTGCAGAGCCATGCTCGAAGGCGGCGAATGCCTGATTCGCTTGCGGCCGCGACGCCCCGAGGACGGGCTGGTCGTTCCGCTGCAGCTCCAGTTGCTGGAGCCCGAGCACCTGCCGATAAATCTGAGCACCGATCTGCCTTCGGGCAACGTCGTGCGTTCCGGCATCGAGTTCGACAGCCTGGGGCGGCGCGTGGCCTACCACCTGTACCGCTCGCATCCCGAGGACGGGCGTCTTGCGCCGATGTCCGGCCAGGGCGGAATGGACACGGTGCGCATCCCGGCTGCGGAAATCATCCATCTGTTCCGCGTGCTGCGCCCGGGCCAGATTCGGGGCGAGCCGTGGTTGTCGCGTGCCCTGGTCAAGCTCAACGAGCTCGATCAGTACGACGATGCCGAACTGGTGCGCAAGAAAACCGCCGCGATGTTCGCGGGCTTCGTCACACGCGCCAACCCGGAAGACAACCTGATGGGCGAAGGCGCAGCGGACGCCGACGGAATTGCGCTCGCCGGGTTGGAGCCGGGCACGCTGCAGATTCTGGAGCCCGGCGAGGACATCAAGTTCTCCGATCCCGCCGACGTGGGTGGTTCGTACTCCGAGTTCCTGCGCACGCAGTTCCGCGCGGTTGCCGCCGCCATTGGCATCACCTACGAACAACTGACCGGCGATCTGACCGGCGTGAACTATTCAAGCATCCGTGCCGGGATGCTGGAGTTCCGGCGTCGCTGCGAGATGGTGCAGCACGGCGTGCTGGTGCATCAGATGTGCCGCCCGGTCTGGGCAGCGTGGATGAAGCAGGCCGTGCTCGCCGGGGCGCTCGAAGCGCCGGGCTTCGAGCGTGGCGGGCCCGCCCGTCGTCGCCAGTACCTCGCCGTGAAGTGGATTCCGCAGGGCTGGCAGTGGGTCGATCCCGAGAAGGAATTCAAGGCGATGTTGCTGGCCATCCGCGCGGGCCTGATGAGCCGTTCGGAAGCCATCTCGGCCTTCGGCTACGACGCCGAGGACGTCGACCGCGAAATCGCCGCCGACAACCAGCGCGCCGACGACCTCGGCCTGATCTTCGATTCCGACGCTCGCTACACGTCCAAGGACGGCGGCAGCGCGGAACCCAACCGCAACGCCGTCACCACCGACGCATCCGGCAGCACTTCGACTGCCTGAAGGACTCCCTATGACCTTGCTGCCGCATCTGGCGGCGCGCCTCTTTGGCGTGCCGCTGGCGATCCATCGCCCAAAACTTGACGTGATCCTGGCCGTGCTCGGGCCCCGGGTCGGCGTTGCCGATCTGGCCGCCGCCCCCGGCTACACGCAGCCCCAACGTGATAGCAGCGCCACGTCCGGATCACCACCCGGCGTGGCGGTGATCCCGATCCACGGCACGCTGGTGCGCCGCACCGTGGGGCTGGAAGCCGAGTCGGGGCTGACCAGCTACATGAGCCTCGCCGCACAACTGGACGCCGCCATCGGCAACCCGGCGGTGTCGGCCATCCTGCTCGACATCGATTCGCCCGGTGGCGAGTCGGGCGGTGTGTTCGATCTGGCCGACCGCATCCGCGCAGCCAGCCAGATCAAGCCGGTCTGGGCCGTGGCCAACGACATGGCCCTCTCTGCCGCCTACGCGCTGGCGTCCGCCGCCAGCCGGGTGTTCGTGTCGCGCACCGGTGGTGTCGGCTCGATTGGCGTGATCGCCATGCACGTCGACCAGTCCGAGAAGGACGCGCAGGACGGCGTTCACTACACCGCCGTGTTCGCGGGCGACCGCAAGAACGACCTGAGCCCCCACGAGCCGATCTCCGGCGAGGCCCACGCGCACCTGTTGGCCGAGGTCAATCGCATCTACGGCCTGTTCGTCGAAACGGTGGCTCGCAACCGGGGCATCGAGCCGTCCTTTGTCCGCGACACCGAAGCCGGGCTGTTCTTCGGGCAGGCCGCCGTCGCCATGGGCCTTGCCGACGCCATCGGCACCTTCGACGAGGCGCTGGCGCAACTGCTCGCATCCCTTTCCCCCAACCCGACTCCGGTGGCCGTGGCCACGCGGGCGGGCTCTTTCTGCAACCACCCCAAGGAGTCATTGATGAATGATCGAACCGACCCCGCTGCTCTTGATCGGCCTCTTGCTGATCCTGCTGGCAGTCCTGCTCAACCGCCCGCCGCCACGCTGAGCGTGGCCGACGCCGTCGAGATTGCGCAGACCTGCACGCTTGCCGGTCGCACCGACCTGATCGCGGGCTTTCTCGAAGCCAACGCCGCACCCGCCACGGTGCGCAGCCGTCTGCTCTCGGCCAAAGCCGAGGCCAGCCCCGAGATCGTCAGCCGCATCACGCCTGACGCCTCGCGTCCCGTACCCGCCAATCCGCTGATCGACGCCGCCCGGAACCTCGCGGCGCAGTCGTCCGCACTGAAGAAGGAGATCTGAAATGCCGACCGTTTTCACCGAGGCCATGAACCTGGGCGACCTGCTCAAGTTCGAAGCGCCCAACCTGTACTCGCGCGACCGCGTCACCGTGGCCGCAGGCCAGAACCTGCCGCTCGGCACGGTGCTCGGCATCGTCACCGCCAGTGGCAATTACAAGCAGATCGATCCGTCCGCCGAGGACGGCACGCAGGTCGCCGCCGGTGTGCTGCTGCAGGGCTGCGACGCCACGCTGGCCGACCGTGACAACGGCCTCGTCGTCGCGCGTCACGCCATCGTTTCCGACCACGCACTGCAGTGGCCCGAAGCCATCACCGCCGCCGAGAAGGCGTCGGCCATTGCCCAGCTCAAGGCGCTGGGCGTCCTCGTCCGTCAAGGAGTCTGACCATGCAGAACATCTTCGAGAACCCGGCGTTTTCGATGTCGGCGCTGACCGCCGCCATCAACATCCTGCCCAACAACTACGACCGTCTGGCCCAGATGGGGCTGTTCGTCGACCGCCCGCAGCGCTTCCGCTCGATCATCGTCGAGCAGCAGAACGGCGTGCTGACTCTGCTGCCGACGATGCCCGTAGGCTCGCCCGGCACGGTCGGCGTGCGCGGCCAGCGCAACGTGCGCTCGTTCCACATCCCGCACATCCCGCACGATGACGTGGTGCTGCCCGAGGAGGTGCAAGGCATCCGCGCCTTCGGCTCGGAGACGGAACTGCAGACGGTGGCAGGCGTGATGGCGCAACACCTGCAGACGATGCGCAACAAGCACGCGATCACCCTGGAGCACCTGCGCTTCGGCGCGCTCAAGGGGCTGATCCTCGATGCCGACGGCAGCGTGATCTACAACCTCTTCACCGAGTTCGGCATCACGCCGCAGACCTTCGCCTGGGACATCGCCGCGCACGACAGCGCTTTCGACGTCGGCAAGGCCTGCCGCGACCTGCTTCGCTACGTCGAGGACAACCTGCAGGGCGAGCGGATGACCGGCATCCACGTCCTGGTCGGCAAAGACTTCTTCGAAGCGCTCACGACGCACGACGACGTCGTCGTGGCCTACGAGCGCTGGCAGGACGGTCAGGCGCTGCGCACCGATATGCGCTCCGGCTTCACCTTCTGCGGCATCACGTTCGAGGAGCATCGCGGCCGCGCGACCGCGCCCGGTGGCACCGTGCGCCGCTTCGTCGAGGAGGACGAAGGCCACGCCTTCCCGCTGGGCACGATGGACACCTTCGCCACCTACTACGCGCCCGCCGACTTCAACGAGACGGCCAACACGATGGCGCTGCCGCTCTACGCCAAACAGGAGCCGCGCAAGTTCGACCGGGGCACCGACCTGCACACGCAGGCCAATCCGCTGCCGCTGTGTCACCGCCCACAGTTGCTGGTGAAGCTGGAGATCGCGTGATGGGCCTCGTCGAACAGGTCTATGCCGCCGCCACCAACGCGGGCCTGCTGAGCGATTGCCATTGGCAGCCTGCCGATGGCTCGCCGATGCAGACGCACGCGGTCGGCTTCGCCGCGCCGGACGACACCGTGTTCGATGGGCTGGCCTCGACCACCGACCACCAGATGTCGTATCCGGCGTCGGTGTTCGTGGGTCTGGCCCCGCGCGACACGGTGGAGATCGGCGGCGTGATCTATCAGGTGCGCGACATCCGGGCCGTGGGCGATGGCTCGGAGATGCGCGCCAAGCTCACAAGGCTCTGACCCGTGTCCGGCAACTCGATCCGCGAACAGATTCTGCTCGCGGTGATGGCGGCCGTCCGCGCGCCGGTGGAATCGCTCGGGGCCACGCTGCACCGCTCGCCCACGGTGGCCATCACCCGGGAGCAATGCCCGGCACTGGTGGTGTTTCCCGAATCCGAATCCATCACCGAACGCGCCAACGACCGCGTCACGCGTGAACTGATCGTGCGCCTCGTCGCGCTGGCCCGCGCGGTGCCGCCCGCGATTCCGGAGACAGAAGCCGACCGGCTGCTCACTGCTGCCCACGCCGCGCTGCTGGCCGACCGGAACCTGGGTGGCTTGAGCCTTGGCATCCGCGAGCAGGAATGCGAATGGGACATCGAGGACGCCGACGCGGTGGCCGCCGCTATTCCCGCGCGCTACGCGATCACCTACCGGACGCTCGACACCGATCTTTCAACCAAGGGATGACACCCATGACCTCACTCGTTTTGATCCGCCCACACACCCACGCGGGCAAGCCGCTCCAGCCGGGCGACCGGCTTGACGTGGAAAGCGGCACCGCCGACTGGCTCATCGCCAATGGCATCGCCCGCCACGACCGCCAGCCCGCACCCGTGCCGCAGCCGGAAGGCGACGGCACTCCCATCGAACCCAAACCCACTCCCACCCAACGCAAGGAATCCAAATCATGAGCACCTACGCCAGTTTTCAGGGCCGCGTCTTCCTCGGCAAGCGCGATATCGACGGCCTGCCCATCGAAGTGCGCTCGCCCGGCAACGTCGCCGAGCTGAAGCTCTCGCTCAAGACCGACGTGCTGGAGCACTACGAGAGCCAGACCGGCCAGCGCTCGCTCGACCACCGGATGGTCAAGCAGAAGTCGGCCACCGTGAACCTCACCATCGAGGAGTTCACCAAGGAGAACCTCGCTCTGGCGCTGTACGGCAACCACGTTACCGGCAGCACGGGTTCGGTGACCGCCGAAACCATCGGGGGCGCGACGCCCGTCGTCGGCGACCGCTACTTCTTCGCCCACCCCAAGGTGTCGGCACTGGTGGTGACCGATTCTGCGGGCACGCCCGCGACGCTGACCGCAGGCACGCACTACACCGCCGACACCGACTTCGGTGCCCTCCAGTTTCTGGATACCACCGGCTTCACCGCGCCGTTCAAGGCGGCATACAGCTACGGCGTCGCCACCGAGATCGGCATCTTCACGCAGGCACTGCCCGAGCGGTTCCTGCGCCTGGAAGGCGTCAACACCGCGCAGGGCAACGCCAAGGTGCTGGTGGAGCTGTACCGCGTCGCCTTCGACCCCTTGAAGGAAATCTCCTTCATCTCGGACGAGTACAACAAGTTCGAGCTGGAAGGCTCGCTCCTGGCCGACACCACCAAACCCTATGACGCGGTGCTGGGCCAGTTTGGCCGCATCGTGCAACTGTGATGGGGACTGCCATGAGCGATCTGGAAGCCCTGATCCCGCAGGCGGTGGAACTGGTCATCGATGGCGAGCCACTGGCCATCAAGCCGCTCAAGGTCGGCCAGATGCCCGCCTTCCTGCGCGCCATCACGCCGGTGATGCAGCAAATCGGTGGCGACGGCATCGACTGGCTGGCACTGTTCGGCGAACGCGGCGACGACCTGCTGACGGCGGTGTCGATTGCCGTCGGCAAACCGCGCGCGTGGGTCGATGAGCTGGCCGCCGACGAGGCCATCCTGCTCGCGGCCAAGGTGATCGAGGTCAACGCCGATTTTTTTACCCGGACGGTGATGCCCCGGCTCGACGGGCTGATCGCGCGGACGGGCGCGACGGCAGCAATGGCCACGGTTGGTTCGATACCGTCCAGCACCTGATCGCCCACGGCCACCGGCTGCCCGACATCCTCGACTACAACTTGGCGCAGGTGCGTGGCTTTGCCGCCGCCACCGTGCGCGAGGACGCCGCCCGCGACGCGCGGCTGCTGTCGTTGATCGCCATCGGCGCACGGGGCGACGCCCGCCACCTCGACCAGACCCTCGACAGGCTCCAAGACCATGCGCATCTCCGTTCGCATCGATAGCAAGGCCGCGCAGGCGCAGTTGCGCCGCTGGGGTGGCGAGTACCGCGAGAAGGTCAAGAAGGCGGTCGCGCGCGGCATCGCCAGCGAGGCTGTCGAGCTGAAGCAGGACGTGCGCAGCCACGTCGCAGGCCAGATGACGGTGGTCAAGAAGTCCTTCGTCAAAGGCTTCACCGCCAAGGTGCTCGACAAGGATCGGAGTCGGCTGCCCGCGCTCTATGTCGGCTCGCGCATTCCGTGGTCGGGCATCCACGAGCGTGGCGGCGTCATTGGTGGCCGGATGCTGATCCCGCTGCACGGGCGCGTGGGCCGCAAACGCTTCAAGGCGCAGATCGCCGAGCTGATGCGCGGCGGCAACGCCTACTTCATCAAGAACGCCAAGGGGAACATCGTGCTGATGGCCGAGAACATCAAGGAACACGACCGGCCACTGTCGGGCTTCAAGCGCCGCTACCGCAAAGCAGAAGGCATCAAAAAACTGAAGCGCGGCGCGGACGTGCCGATTGCCGTGCTGGTGCCGCGCGTGCAGCTCAAACGGCGTCTGAACGTCGAGCGCATCGTCGCCGCTCGCATCCCGCGTCTGTCCGCGACCATCGAGAAGCAGTTGCGGCTGGTGGACTGAGATGGCAAACCGCATTTCCATCCTCGTTGCGCTCGAAGGCGCCGACGAGGGGCTCAAACGCGCCATCACCTCGGCCGAGCGCAGCCTCGGCGGGTTCGGCGCAAGCGCCAAGACCGCAGGCGACAAGGCCGCCGCCGGGATGGCCGAGGTCAAGGCCGGGATGAACGCCTTTGGCGATCAGGTCGCCAAGGCCAAGACGCAGCTGCTGGCCTTCCTCACGATCAACTGGGCGGCAGGCAAGGTGCAGGAGATCGTCCAGATCGCCGACGCCTGGAACATGATGTCCGCGCGCCTGAAGCTCGCCACCGCAGGTAGCCGCGAGTACACGGTCGCGCAGAAGGAACTGTTCGCCATCGCGCAGCGCATCGGCGTGCCAATCCAGGAAACCGCCACCCTCTACGGCAAGCTGCAGCAGGCGGTGCGGATGCTGGGCGGTGAGCAGAAAGACGCGCTCTCGCTCACCGAGAGCATCTCGCAGGCGCTGCGTATCTCGGGCGCATCGGCCGCCGAGGCGCAGTCGTCTCTGCTGCAGTTCGGGCAGGCCTTGGCCTCGGGCGTGCTGCGTGGCGAGGAATTCAACTCCGTCGTCGAGAACAGCCCGCGTCTGGCCAAGGCGCTCGCCGATGGCCTGAACGTGCCCATCGGACGGCTGCGCAAGCTGGCCGAGGAAGGGCGGCTCACCGCCGACGTGGTGGTCAACGCGTTGATGAGCCAGAAGGACAAGCTGGCCGCCGAGTACGCGCAACTGCCGATGACCGTCAGCCAGGCCTTCACGCGCCTGTCGAACGCCTTCGGGCAGTGGATCAGCAAACTCGACGAATCGACCGGCTTCACCAAGAAGCTCGCCGAGGCGCTGACGTGGCTGTCGGAGAACCTGGACACGGTGATGAAGTGGCTGGGTCGGATCGCCGAGGTCGGCCTCGCGGTGCTGGTCTACCGCCTGATCCCGGCGCTGATCATCGCGTGGCAGACGGCAGGTGCGGCGGCGGTGACAGCGGCCAGCACCACGGCGGCGGCGTGGGCGACGGCGAACCTGTCGCTCTCCAATGCCATCGCCACGGTCGGCAAGCTGCGCGTGGCCTTCGCCGTCCTCGGCGCGGCCATCGTCGGCTGGGAGATCGGCACGTGGCTGTCCGAGAAATTTGAGATCGTCCGCAAGGCGGGCATCTTCATGGTGCAGGTGCTGATGACGGGCATCGAGCAGCTGCAGTACCGCTGGGAAGTGTTCGCTGCCATCTTCAGCTCCGACACCATCGCCGAAGCCACCAAGCGCCACGAGCAGCGGCTCGCGGAGATGAATCGCATCTTCGCCGAGATGTATGCCGACGCCACCGAAGGCGCGAACGCGGCCAAGGGCGCAATGAACACCGCCGCGACCGCCGCCGAGGAGATCGCCAAGCGGTTAGAGGCCGTGCGCCAGGGCACGCAAGAGGCGGTCGGGCGCGGCATCGAGGCCGTTCACGCCGCGCTGGAAAAGCTCAAGTCCCGGCTCGGCGAGGTCGAACAGGCGGTGGGCAAGGCGCAGGCGCAAGTCAACGACGCCACCGCCAAGATGGCCGAGGCCTACAAGGGGCTGACCTCCATCGTCGAGGCCAGCCTCGTGCAGCAGGTGCAGGCGGTGAAAAACCGCTACGAGCAGGAGAAGGCGGCGCTCGACCTCACCCAGCAGTCCGAAACCGCCAAGATCACCCAATCCACCCAGCTGCTCACCGACGCGCTGACCCAGCAGGCAACCCTGCGCCGTCAGGCCACGACCGAGACGCTCGGCCTGATCGATCAGGAAACGCAGGCGCGCAAGGACGCCGCTGCCCGGCAAGGGCAGACCGAGGAGGAGCGCCGGGCCAACGTGCACCGTGTCGAGAACGACATCCTCGCCACCAAGCGCCAGACCTTGACGCAGGCGCTCTCCGAGTACCGCCAGCACATCGACGCGCTCAACGCCGAAGCCAACCGGCATCTGGCCGAAGTGCAGCGCATCGAGGAAGCCAAGCGCCAGTTGTCGATGTCCACGGAGGAGCGCATCCGCGACATCCGCCGTCAGGGCATGACAGAGTACGAGGCCACCGAGGATCGCAAGCGCCAGATCGCCGAGATGCAGGAGCAGGCGCGTCGGGCGCTGGCCAACGGCGAGTTGGAGCTTGCCCGCCAGCTCGCCCAGAAGGCAATGGACATGGCCGCGCAGGTGGCCACCAGCCAGACCAACGAGGCCAAGCGCGGCGAGGAAGCGCGCAAGCAGTCCGAGCAGGCGGTGTCGCAGGTCACGCAGCTCGAAGCGCAGTCGCGCGAGGCCTACCGCAGGCAGGAGTACCAGCAGGCCGCCGATCTGATGCGGCAGGCCGATCAGTTGCGCGCCGAACTGGCACAGAAGGCTCGGGACGCTGACACGCAGGCCGCGCAAGGCAAACAGGGCGTGCGCGACGCCATCGACCGCATCCGCCAGTCCGAGGAAATCCTCAACCAGACGCTGGATGCCGAAGCGAAGGCGCACCAGACGGCGGCACGCTCGGCGATCACCGCACGCGATGAGATTCAGCGCACGCTGACCGAGACCACGCGCCAGATCGACGACATCACCGCCAAGCTCAAGGACGGCCTGAAAGTTACGCTCGATGCCGACACCACGCGCTTCGACAAGGCCATCGCCGATCTGGACAAGGCGCTCGCCGAGAAGGAGTACCTGCTGCAGATTCAGGCCGACTTGCAGGAAGCGGAGAAGAAGCTCAAGGAATACGAGGCGCTGCTCAAGGAAGGCAAGACGCTGCCGGTCGATGCCGACGTGTCCAAGGCGAAGGAAGCGCTGGACAAGCTCAAGGCCTACGCCGACCAGAACGCACAGTTCGAGCTGAAGGTGGCGACCGAGAAGGCTCAGGCGGCCATCACCAATGTCGAGGGGATGATCAAGGCGCTGGATCGCATCCAGACCGAGTCACAGCATCAGGTGGCCAGCAACGTCGGCGCGGTTCGCGGGGAGATCGACAGCCTCAATGGGCGCAACACGTCCAGCACCCACACCATCTACGTCACCAAGGTGGAAACCAACGCCACGGGCGGACTGGTCGGTGGCGCGGGTGGTGGTGTCCGTCGCTTTGCCGACGGCGGCGCGGTGGCTCCGGCCTTTCCCCGGATGAGCGGTGGCTCGGTGCCCGGCTCCGGCCACCACGACACCGTGCCGCGCACCTTGGACGCCGGTGCTTTCGTGATCCGCAAGGCAGCCGTGCAGAAGTACGGCAGCGGCGCGCTCTCGCGGTTGGCCAGTGGGGTCGCACACTTTGCACGCGGCGGCCCGGTGGCGATGTTCGGCGGCGGCAAGACGCCAGATGCCGACCCGAACGACAAGCCAAGCAGGCCCAAGAAGAACCGCGAAGCGTTCGAGGCGCTGAAGATGATCGATCTCGGCCTGCAGGGGATGAACGAATACACCAGTTGGCTGCAGTGGAATTACGGCGCATCGGTCAGTCTGGATATGCGCAGCAAGACGATGGACAACTACGGTAAGCAGGCGCAGCAGGATCGCCGCACGCTGGAAGAGTTCATGAGCCGCAAGACGCTCACCGGCAACGAGCGCCAGAACCTCGAACGCATCAAGCAGACGTGGCGCTCTGCGATGGCGCAGCCCCTGCTCTGGGGCAAAGACCTGGAGCGCGAGCTGATCGACTACATGGAGCAGAACCAGGGCGAGTTCTACCGGCGCGGCGGCTTGGCGAAGTCCGACACCGTCCCGGCGATGCTCACCCCGGGTGAGTTCGTCGTGAACCGGCAGGCCGTCTCTCGCTACGGCGCAGGGTTCTTCGAGGCCATCAACAACCTGAACGCTCCGGCGCAGGCACTGGCCGGACGCGCGCTGGCAGGCATTCAGGGTTTTGCCTCGGGCGGTCTGGTGCAGCCCGCCAGCCGCAGCCTGCCGCGTCCGTCGCTGCCCGATGGCACACCCGCTCGCACCGTGCGCGTGGAGCTGTCTTCGGGACAGCAGAAGGTCAACGCCACGGTCGATGCGCGCGACGAAGCGCGGCTGCTGCAACTGCTGGACGCCGCCCGCGCCCGCACGGCTTGACCGTGCGTTCCTGTCTTTCTGCCTGAAGGTTTCCCGATGCAACTGACGAACCTCGACACCGGGGTGGCTCTGCCATTGCCCGACGACTTGCTGTGGAGCGACGAGCACGCGTGGTCGCCCGCCGTGGCGTCCACGTCCTACCTCATCACGGGTGCCTTGTTGATCCAGTCCGCCACCCGGCAGGCAGGACGCCCGATCACGCTGGTGGGCGCACCCGACATGGCGTGGGTGACGCGCGCCACGGTCGAGCAGTTGCGGGCGTGGGCCGCGATTCCGGTGGGCGGCACCACGGGCCGCTTCGAACTGAGCTTCACCGATGGCCGTGTCTTCACGGTCGCCTTCCGCCACGCGGAGACAGCCATCGAGGCCGAACCCGTGCTGGGCATTCCGGCGCGATCCGGCTCCGACTTCTACCGCCTGACCCTTCGATTCCTGGAGATTTGAGATGCCGATTCAATCCGGCGACGTGAAACTGCTGAAGTCCGCCGTGATGGCGGACGTGCCCGAAGGCGGCGGCGCGCCCACGGGCCTCGTGATCGCCGACGGCGTCTCGAACGCGATCTTTCCGGACATCTCCGAACTGGATCGCGCCGGAGGCCGCGTCAATCTGCGCAAGAGCTTCGTGCAGGTGGCCACCGACGACACCGACACCTACTTCGGGGCCAACGTCATCGTGGCCGAGCCGCCGCAGGACGCGCGCGTCAGCGTCACGCTGTTCTCCACCAAGAAGACCTTCGACACCCGCGAGCAGGCGCAGACCCGCATCGAGGCCTACCTCAACAAGGGCCCCGAGTGGGCGGGCTATCTGTTCGAGAACCACATCGCGGGCCAGCGCGTGGTGCAGTTGTTCCAGCGCCCGAGCGACGCCGTGCCCAACGTCGGTCAGACCCTCGTCCTGATCGAGAACGAAGGCCTGCCGACGCAGAAGGAGCAGTACATCCGCGCCACCGCCGTCTCGGTGGTCGAACGCACCTTCACCTACAACACCGACCAGGACTACAAGGCGGCGGTCGTCACGGTGGCGATCAGTGACGCGCTGCGCTTCGATTTCACCGGATCGCCCGCGACGCGCACCTTCACGCGCGCCAACAACGCCACCCGCACGCGCGACACGGTGGTGGCCGATGCGGGGACCTACGTCGGCGTGGTGCCGCTGACGCAAGCGGCCAATGTGGGCGACTTCACCCTCAAGGGCGCGTCCATCTACACGCAGCTCGTGCCCAGCGCCCAGACCGAGACGCCAATCTCCTTCGTTCCACCCTACGCCGCAGCGGGCTTGCCGGTGCCGGGTGCGGCACCCGTGAGCTACACGGCCAGCCATGCCTGGAACACCACCCTCAAGTTCAATCTGCCGGGCGGCTGCCTGCCCGGATCGCTGTCCATCGTCACCGACGGCGTCACGATCTTCGACGACGCGGGCCTGCTCAAGACCGCCAGCGGCACGCTGGGCACCATCGACTACGCCAACGGCATCCTGAGCCTGAACTCGGGCTCGATGTCCAACAGCAAGTCCATCACCTACACGCCCGCCGCGTCTTTGCAGCGCGCGCCGCAAAGCTCGGAGATCGCGGTCACGCCGGAGTCGCGCAGCCAGTCCTACGTCGGCACCGTGAACCCGGTGCCGCAGCCCGGCACGCTCTCCATCAGCTACATGGCGCAGGGCCGCTGGTACGTGCTGTCGGATGGCGGCAACGGCTCGCTCAAGGGGCTGGACGCCAGCTACGGCGCAGGCACCTTCAACAAGAACACCGGGGCCTTTGTCGTGACCTTGGGCGCGCTGCCCGACGTGGGCTCGTCCCTGATCCTGACGTGGAACGTGCCGACGCAGGAAACGCAGCAGCCGACCGCGATCCTCAAGGCATCGCAGGCCTTGCAGCTCGCCCCGCCCGAAGGCAAGAGCGTGCAGCCGGGAACGCTCACCATCACCTGGCCGCACGAGAGCGGCACCGGCACACGCACGGCGTCCGCCGCCACCTCCGGCACGCTCAGTGGAGCCGCTACCGGCAACCTGAACGTCGCGCAGAACCTCTTGAGCTTCGCGCCCAACGTCCTGCCGCCGGTCGGCGCGCTGCTGACGGTGGACTACGTCGCGGGCCCCAAGCAGGAAGACAGCTTCGCGCACCCCTCGCGCGACGGTCAGGGCAAGGTGCCGGTGACCGCGACCCTGGGCTCCATCGAGCCGGGTTCGCTGGAGATCGAATGGAACACCCTGACCGACACCGCCGTGCTCGGGGTCTACACGCTGCAGCAGATTCAGGCGATGGGGCTGGGCCTGTGGAACGGGGTCGATCCCACGCAATACGCCCGCGACGATGGTGCGGGCAACGTGCTGCGCTCCGGCGTCGTGATCGGCACCGTCAACTACGCGACCGGGGCGGTGCAGTTCCAGCCCGACGTGACCGTCAAGATTCCGAGCCCTGTCTATGGCGCGCAACGCCTCGGCTGGGCCTCTGGCGTGGGCCAGATGTTCCGCCTCAACTACGGCGGCATCAGCTACGTGGACGCGCCGTCGCTGTACCCGAACGACGAGTCCGGCTACGTCAAGCTGCGCTACAACAGCGCGGGCTCGACCAGCAACCACAGCGAGACGTTCGCGTTCAGCCCATCGTTTCGGCTGGTGCCGGGCGTGAACGCGCAGGTGGTGACCGGCACGGTGCTGCTGGCCATCGCAGGCAGCCAGCCCTGGGGCGACAACGGTCAGGGCACGCTGCGCGAATTCACGCCCAGCGGCTGGGTCACGCGCGGCAGCATCAACTACCTCGCCGGGGCGGTGACTCTAACCTCCTGGTCGGCGGGCTCGGCCAACAGCATCACGCGCGCCAGTTGCGTGACCACGGTCGGCGAGAACATCTCCAGCGAGTACGTGTTCCGCACCGGTGCCGCGCCGCTGCGCCCGGGATCGCTGTCCATACAGTTCGCCCGTGCCGTGGGTGGCACGCAGACCGTGACGGCAGGCATCGACGGCGTGATCAGCGCGTCCGGCGTCAGCGGGAATGTCGATTACGACACCGGCCTCGTGCGCGTGCGCTTTGGTACCGTGGTCACGGCGGCGGGCAACGAGAGCGAGCCGTGGTTCGACGCCGAGAACGTCCGACCGGACGGCAAGATCTTCCGACCCGAGCCGGTGGCGGCCTCCAGCCTGCGCTACAGCGCCGTGGCCTACAGCTATCTGCCCCTGGATGCAGCGCTGCTGGGCATCGACCCGGTGCGCCTGCCCAGCGACGGACGGGTGCCGATCTTCCGGCCCGGTGGCTTTGCGGTGGTCGGCCACACCGGTCGCATCACGACCTCGGTCAGCAACGGCCAGACCATCGACTGCGCGCGGGTGCGCCTGTCGCGGGTGCGCGTGGTCGGCCACGACGGCGTGGTCATCCACACCGGCTACGCCACCGATCTGGAGGCAGGCTCCGTCATCTTCACCGACGTGACCGGCTACAGCCAGCCGGTGACCATCGAGCACCGCATCGAGGACATGGCCGTGGTGCGCGATGTGCAGATCAACGGCGAGATCAGCTTCACGCGCCCGCTGACCCACAACTATCCACTGGCCAATCTTGGCGATCCCGGCTCCGGCAGCTTCGTCTCCAGCGCCTTGGTGGCCGGTGATCTGTTCGCCCGCGTGAACCTCGTGTTCGACCAGAGCACCTGGAACGGCGGTTGGTCGGATGAGCTGGTGGGCAGCGCCGCCACTGCCACCTTCAACCACACGCAGTACCCGATCACGGTCACCAATCGCGGGGCGCTCACCGAGCGCTGGGTGGTACGCATGACCAACAGCACCTCGTTTGAGGTCATCGGCGAGAACGTCGGCGTGATTGCTACCGGCAACACCAGCGCCGACTGCGCACCCATCAATCCCGCAACCGGGGTGCCGTACTTCCGCCTGCCCGCGCTCGGCTGGGGTAACGGCTGGGCCACCGGCAATGTGCTGCGCTTCAACACCATCGGCAGCCAGTTCCCGGTGTGGGTGGTGCGCACCGTCCAGCAGGGGCCGGAATCCGTGCCCGACGACCACTTCACGTTGCTGATTCGCGGCGACGTCGACACCCCTTGACCATAAGGAATCAATGCAATGGCTGACCTCACCGTCAAATACTTCAACAGCGGCATGACCGGCGCGCCGCAGATCAGCAACAACTGGGGCGATCTGGTGACGATGCTCGATGCCTGCCTCGTCAACGGCTTCGCCTTGAAGGCCATCGACACGCTTACCATCGCCGATGGCGTGGCTACCGCCACCATCAGCGCGGGCCACGCCTACCGGCCCGAGCAGGTAGTCGAGATCGCCGGAGCCGACCAGCCCGAGTACAACGGTGAGGTGAGGGTGATCGCCGCCACCGCGACCAGCTTCACCTATGCGGTGATCGGCACGCCCGTGTCGCCCGCGACCAGCGCCACCAGCCTGTCGGCCAAGGTTGCGCCGCTGGGCTGGGAGAAGGCGTTCGCGGGAACGAACAAGGCGGCGTACCGCAGCCAGAACCCGCAGTCACCGCAAAACCTGCTGCTGATCGACGACAGCCTCAAGACGCCCGGCTACACGACGACCTGGGCGAAATGGGCCAACGTCGGCATCGTCGAAGGCCTGTCGGACATCGACACCATCGTCGGTGCGCAGGCTCCGTTCGACCCGAACAACCCGACGCAGAACTGGAAGCAAGTGCAGGCCAACCAGTGGGGTTGGCACAAGTGGTACCACGCACGCCAGGGTGGCTACGACAACACGGGCGATGGTGGTGGCGGCAACCGCAACTGGGTGCTGATCGGCGATGACCGCCTGTTCTACCTGTTCGTCACCAATGCCGCCGGGTACGGCTGGTACGGGCGCAACGGCTACTGCTTCGGCGACATCACAAGCTTCAAGCCCGCCGACAACTACGCCACGGTGCTGTGCGCCGATGACATCTACTGGAGCAATAGCAACCAGCATTCCAGCTATCCCGGCCAGTACAACGGCTACGGGCTCACCCATTCGCTGGACTTCGCAGGCAAGGTGCTGCTGCGCAACCACACCCAGCTCGGCAACCCAGTGCGCTTCGGGCTGACATCCCTGAACACCAACAACGGCCAGCAGGTCTGCGGACGCGGGCCGATGCCGTTTCCGAACGGCCCGGACTACAGCCTGTGGCTGCTGCCGACCTACGTGCGCGAGGAGTCGGGTCATATGCGCGGCCTGATGCCCGGAATGCTGTGGATGCCGCAGGATCGTCCGTACTCGGATCAGACCATCGTCGACAACGTCGTCGGCCAGACGGGCAGGAAATTCCTGCTGGTCAGGACGCAGTACAGCTCGGAAGCCGAAGGCGCGCAGATCGCCTTCGACATCACCGGGCCGTGGAGATAAGCCGTGAGCTGGTGGGACAGCGTGGCGTCCTTGACGCCGGTCGCGGCGTGGGATGCGCTGCACTTCTCGGGCGGGCAACTGCAGGATCAGGTGGGCAGCAATGCCATCACCGTGCAGGGTGGCGTGGCCACGCCATTCCCGCTGTACGGGCTGTACGGCCAGGACAAGCCCTGGCCGTTGGCCACGCCGATGTCCTTGTCCGGCGACTTCGTGCTGGCGGGCTTCGTGATGCACGTCAGCCGAGGGCTGGTGTTCTACAAGACCCTCGGCGACAGCAACAGCTACTTTCTGGATCAGGAGTCCAACGGCGTGATCTACCAGTACGCCAATGGCAGCGGCGGTCAGGTGGGCAGCGGGCCCGCGTGGGGCACGCCGAAATTCATGGCGCTGGTGGTCAGCCCGGCCAGTGCGCGCGTCTACATCAACGACGACTGGGCGGGCGCGGCGTTCGCGCGCTCGTGGGTCGCGGACAGCGTGGGCGGCATCGGCTACTACGCCGATGGCAACGAATACAACATCGGCGGCAGCGAGCGGTTCTTCGCGGCCGGGCTGTGGTCGGGTGCCGCAAGCCTTGCCGACTTGCGCGCGCTGGAAGCCGCCTGCCGCGTTGCGCTCGCCGGACCGCCGGTCGGTGTTCACGCCGCAGCTTTGCATCGCCTGAACAGCCCGAACTCCGAGCAGTGGAACCAGCCGGGCAGCCACCCGCGCCAGTACCGAGGCGTGGCCAGTGGTCGCCGCAACATCCATTTCGGCGGCAACGGTCAGATCACCGGAACCGTCAAGGAGAAGGGCCAGCCCGACCAGCCATTGGTGCGTGAGGTGCTGCTCTACAGCGAAAACACCCACGCCCTGGTGGCGAGCACGTGGTCTCAGGCTGACGGCACGTACCGCTTCGAGCGCATCGATCCCCAACAGCGCTACACGGTGATCAGCACCGACTACCAGCAGCTGTACCGCGCGGTGATCGCGGACAACCTCAGGCCGGAGCCGATGCCATGACCGTCGCCATCACGCAGGAACACAACGAGGCGCGGCTGGCGGGCACGCTGTCCTTCCTCGATGCAGGCAGCAACCCCGCGCGGCTGCGCATCTACGGCGGCACGCGCCCACCCAACCCGGCGGCGACTCCCACCAGCGTGATGCTGGTAGAGATCGCGCTCACCAAGCCCGCAGGAACGATTGCAGGCGGGTTGCTGACGCTCACCCAGCAGGAGGACGGCCTCATTACCGCCACCGGTATCGCCACGTGGGCGCGGCTGGTCAACGGCAGTGAGGTGACGGCACTCGATCTGGATTGCAGCGGCACCGATGGCGCGGGCGATGTGAAGCTCGCCAGCACCAACCTCTATCTGGGCGGGGACGCCCGGATGGTGTCGGCCATCTTGGGCTGAAGGATCGGGGGTGAACGATGCCTGTGAACTCTGGGCAAAACGTCGACCTGCTGTACGACCGACCCGCCGCGCTAGATGCCGATCTGATCTTCGGCGCGGACTACGTGCCGCCGCGCAACGACGTGGTGGTACAGGCCACGCTGCCGCTGCCGCTCGTCAGCATTGCCTTCATTCCGCCTGCGCGGCTGGAGGTGCTGGCCGAGCTGCCGGGCCTGACGGTCAGCACACTCATCCTGCGCCCGAGCGTGCCGCTCAACGTCGGTGTGGCCAACCTGCCCGGCGTGGTGCTCACCGGCGAGGTGCACTACGCCTCGCGCACCCAGCGCCCCACGGTCGGCCAAACGGC